TTAATAAACTTAACAGGTATTTTAGTAGAGTGTGTACCTAAGTTAATTTCTCTAAGAATAGCGTATCTATTTCTAAATGTATAAAAAGAATTAAATCCCAAACACTCTTTACTTAAAAATTCACATTGGGTATAAAGATCTAATGGATTTTTTGTTACTGGGGAGCCTGTCAGTATACGTCTATACTTGGCCATATAACCCAACTTACACAATTCTCGCGTTCTTTTCGCACCTTTATTTTTTATTGTGGTACTTTCATCTACTATAAGCATAGTATCTCTACCACGTTTAAGTAATTGTTGTTTTAAGAATTTAATACCTTTGTCTCTAGATAAAGCTTCAATGTTCATTAATAAAAAAAAGAAATTGTTATATTTATATTTTTCTAATTTTTTTAAGTTATGTATCTTCCATAAGAAGATATCAGGTTTATTTTTAGAATGTACTTCTATTTCTTTAACCCAATTGGTATAAACAGAGTTAGGTGCAAGTACGATAACATCTGTAATTAATTTTTTTTCAAATAAATAATTTGCATTATCAATGGCAACTTTAGTTTTACCTGTACCCATTTCCATAAAATAGGCATACACCTTTTGGTTGTATCCTGCTTCAAAAGCTTTTAACTGATGTTTGAATGGTGTAGTTTTAAATACATTTTGCTCCATAAAATATTTATAACTTTTTTCTTTACAATTGCAAATAAATAATTATAAGAACGAATCAAAAGGAGGTTCTATGGATTTAGAACAAGAGTCGACCATTGCGGTCGATACCGGTATGTCAAGTGACATTGCCGATTCTTGCAATAAGTTAATAGATACTCAGAAACAGTTAAAAGCGTTAGACGATCAAATAACAAAGTTACAAGAAGTAGAACGTAACCTTTCTGAGCAGACTATTCCAAACTTAATGCAACAAGCAGGTATTACGATGCTGAAGTTAGCAGATGGTTCATCTGTTGAAATCACAAAGAAGTATGCTGCTAGAATTCCTACATCTAAAGTAGATGAGGCCCACGATTGGCTTCGTGCTAATGGATTTGAAGATCTAATTAAAAATGATCTATCGCTTTCATTTGGTATGAAAGAAGATAATCAGGCTAAAGCTTTAGCGCAGGAATTAATTGAAAAAGGTTTTAACGTTAAACAGAAAACCCACGTACATCACAGTACTTTAGCTGGATTTGTTAAAGAACAAATTCAAGAAGGCAAAGAAGTACCGCACGATTTATTTGGTGTTTATGTAGCGGATAGAACTAAAATCACAACCAAGGAATAATATGCAAACCAAAGAAAATGCTCAGGCAAAAGAGCTACAAAAAAAAGATAGCGCAAAAGTACCTAGCACGATTAATTTAGAATCGATGGCAGGTCAAGGTTCGGAGTTTGTCACGGCAAGTGATCAAAAACTTCCGATGTTAAAAATACTATATGCTAACTCACCTGTCTTAGATGACACTGATGGTAAGTATATAGAAGGAGCAAAACCTGGAGACATCTACTCAGAAACATCCGGTACCTTATGGAAAGGAAAAGAAGGTATCCTAGTAGTGCCTTGTCTTTACATAAACACTTTTAATGAGTGGAAAGACAAAGGTGATTCGCCAGGCAGACCTATCAAGATACATACAGATCCTGATATCATGACACAGACCAAAAGAGGAGATGACAATAAAGATCGTCTACCTAATGGTAACTATGTTGAAGATACAGGTAATCACTTTGTATTTATCTTAGATAAAGACTATCAACCCGTAGAACAAGCATTAATCACAATGAAGTCTACACAAAAGAAAAAATCTAAAACTTGGAACACTATGATTAGTACAAGAAGAAGACAAGGAAAGAACGGTATGTTCAATCCTCCTAGATGGTCTACAGTTTATAGATTGTGTACTACTAAAGAATCTAACTCACAGAACTCTTGGTATGGTTGGGTTGTGGAATTTGATAAATTCTTAACTGAAGATAAAGATTTGAATTTATTAAAAACAACACAAGCCTTTTATCAATCAGCTATGAAGAGTGATATCTTTGGTAAAGTAGACTTTGCTGAAGAACAACAACAGGCTAAGAAAATAGAAGCAACTCCGTTCTAATGATTAAGGATCTCTTAAAATTATTTGAGGGTGATCCTACTCAGTATCTCGTTACCTCTCTCACAGGGGAGGTAACGGAACGGGGAAAGCGTGAAGCAGAATGCATCACGATCCACGAACCTGTTACTGAGGAGATATGGAAGAATCATATTGAAGGAGTCAAACGAATAGGCATTAGACCTGAGAAAGGTGATAAGGCTAAATGGGGTTGTATAGATATAGACCCAAGAAATTATTCAAATTACTCATCTAAAAAATATATAGATTTAATTAAAGAAGCTAACCTACCTTTAGTGGTTACTAAATCAAAATCAGGTGGATTACATTTATTTTTATTTTTAAAAGATTGGGCTTTAGTTACAGACATATTAGAAGTTTTAAACAAATGGAATAACAAATACTTTGATAGTGATGAAGTGTTTCCAATGAAGAAGGCTATGAATATGCCATACTTCAAAGCTGATGCAACAACTGAACACGGCTATGATGATGATGGTACACCAATTTTATTAGGTAGGTTTATAGAAATAGCTAAAGCAAAAATAAAAGATATAGAAGATTTAAAAGAATTTAAATTAAAAGAATATGAACCTGAATTTGAATACAGTAAGTTTCCACCTTGTATACAAAATTTAATTAGAGAGAAATGGTCAGGCAATCATAGAAATGATATTTTATTTAACGCAGGTATCTTAGCACTTAAGCAACACGAACATAAATTAAGTAAAGAGGAACTGTTTAATATTTTAAAAGAACGTAACAAACAATTCTTTGCAGCTCCTTTACCTGAAAATGAAATACAAACATCAATATTAAAATCATTAACTAGTGCAAAAGAATATTCGTTTAAATGTCCACCTAAGTATGGAGCTCTATCACCTATCTGTAATAAGGAAGTATGTAAGAACAGACCACTAGGTATAGGAGCAGAAGCACCTGATATTGTAAATGATTTTAAAGATATAACTTACAGTAGAGATATTAAATCAATTGAATATAGTTTTAATTTAAATGATGAGTTTATTACAGTTAGACCTGAAGATATGGCGGATGAGAAAGCTTGGAGAAAGAGATTATTAAATTATAAAATCTATTGGAAGACTTTACCTAGACCTAGAAAAGGCCCATCACCATTTGAAATGCTTATGAGTCATATTGTGATGAATGCTGTAGAGGATAATGAATCTAAATGGTTAGATGTATTGAATGAACAGCAGTACGATATTCTTAAAAAATTCTTTGAAGATCATTTAGAGGTAGATGACTTTGCAAAAATTAAAGACGGCTTTGTCATTATGGATTCTAAAACTAAGAACTGTTACTTCAAACAAGTTACATTAAAGAAATTTCTAACAGGTAAAAAATATTTTAATACATCTAAAGAAGCTATGAAGTTATTAGGATGTAAGAAATTAGAATATCACGAAGGTGAAAAGAATGTATGGTGTGTAGAGATGCCTGAATTCGTGGAATACAAAAAGGTAAAAACAAAACCTAAGCAAGAGGAAAATAAACTATCGGAGCTAGATGATGAATACCACACAGGAAAATTCAGAACTTGATTATCTAAAGTCATTAAAACAAAAGACGATTAAGATATTTGGTCCTCCAGGTACAGGTAAAACATTTACGCTTATTGAAAGAGTTTTAAAAGGACATCTTAAAAAAGGTATACAACCACAACAAATAGCCTTCTTATCTTTTACAAATAAAGCAGTTAACACAGCTAGAGAAAGAGCTTTAGAAGCTTTTCCTCATTTCTCATCAGATGACTTTTATAGATTTAATACTTTACATAAATATTGCAGAAGATTTTTTGATGAAGAAGTATTTGATCCTAAAGATTGTATGATTGATTATGCATTAGAGAATAGTATCGTTAAGAAATCAGATACTAGATTATCTGATGATGACTTCACTTATAAAGATTGGTCACTACAAGTATACAGTAAAGCAAGGAACTTAAGAGTAAATCCAACAGAGGCATATAAAAGCGAATCATATAAAAAAGATAATATAGATGTATTCCTTAGAAAAATACAAACCTATGAAAGCTACAAGGCCCACGGTAAACAAAAACCATTCATAGACTTTGATGATATGATTCAAAGAGCAGTTAAAGAAGTTAGCTTCCCAGCTCTAGAGTTATTAATATTAGATGAAGCTCAAGATTGTACACCACTACAATGGGATGTAATTTATAAGATGGCTAAGAATGTTAAAAGAATTTATTTAGCAGGAGATGATGACCAAGGTATTTATAAATGGAATGGTGCAGACTCTAGATATTTTACAGAATACTTTCCCGGTAGAAAAGTTAGACTAAGAAAGACAAGAAGATTTGGAGAAGCTATACACCACTTCTCTCAAATTATAAGAAGAGGTATCGAAGGCAGCATTGAAAAAGAATATCAACCATCTAATCAAAAAGGATATGTTAAAAGCTATCAGCAATTTAGTAAGATACCTTTTAATGAAGAGCAAGGTACTTGGTTCATTTTGGGTCGAATTAACACAACTGTAAATGAATTAAGAATGTTAGCTAAAGATGCAGGTTTATATTTTAAAGATAATCACGGTAATAAATGCTTTGATGATAAGCAATGGAAAGCTATTAAGGCTTGGACAAAATTAAATAATGATAAAAAGTTAAATAAAATAGAAGCACAAAATTTATATAGATACATAAGAGAACTAACAGAAGTTGATTATAGAACAGAAAAGTTTTGGTCTGCTGAACCTGACTTTAAAGAATATGGATTTGAAGAACTTAAACAATGGTGTGGTTTAGATTTAGATGATAAAGCTAAAAAGAAACCTTGGTATTGGATATTAAGAAGAAACTTTAAGCCAGGTCAAACAAGAAATTTTATTAGATTACTTAGACGATATGGTCAAAAGGAATTAGATGCTGAGCCTAAGATTATTATAGATACTATTCATTCTGTAAAAGGTGATGAAGCAGATCACGTGGTTATGTATAGCAAAACCAATTACCCATCTAATTTTAAAACAAAAAATAAAGATGATAAAACAGATGAACGTAAAGTATGGTACACCGGTGCAACAAGAGCAAAAAAGTCTTTACATTTACTTCGAACTGACTATAAGTATAGCTATCCGATTGGTTCGGATTATTTAATCTATGTACAGGAAAAACAAAATGACAAATAAAAATATGTTTGATGAAGTGTTTCCACAAGAAAGACAGGTAGGTGGGAGTCACTATAAATCTTTTCACATTCAACCGTATGAATTTATATCTAAAAATAATCTCTCGTTCTTTCAGGGAAATGTTGTGAAGTACGTTTGTAGGTATTTATCAAAAAATAAAATAGAAGATTTACAAAAGATAATTCATTATTGTGAATTAGAAATATTAA